ATTACTGTATGCCATGCTGCATACTTATTGCGGGGCACCCCCCATAAAGGGGGGATGCACTGCGCGGATCATCCCATCTCCCTCGCTAAGGCGAGGGGGGATGATCCTTGGCCTATAGGGGACGTATTCGGTTATATTCTGCATATAAAGTGACACAATTGATTGGCAATTTTGTTTATTAAATATCTTTGTAATACATGCGCATAAAGCCAGTGATACTGGCGATGTTATCGGTCTCTAATGTAGAGTACTGCTCATACGGAATCACATAGATGGCTAGTGGTTTGTTCACAATATCTGCCGATGTAGTATCGTATAATATGTCGCGAGAGCGCTTCCTTTTGATCCACAACTTGCATACTTTAGTCATCTCCTTGCCAACTGAAGTACCACCTACTCCACGCTCTTGTGTGAGCTTATGAACCTTATCATAGAGAAATTTGATACCCTTGTCCTTGTCGGCTGGAAGCAACATAACGTTCTCACATGTGCCATTATTTGCACGTTGGAAGGGGTCGAATCTAGCGGTAGTTACAGTACCATTGAACACCTTAGGTAGCGTTGCAACTATGATTCTATACTGCGTATTTGGCCTATCAGCTTTGTTAGCTAAAAATAACTTAATTGACATCCCACGAGGGGTAATGCGATCACCAATCCGATTCAACCGATCGGTGCCTTTTACTATCTTTGCCCATGGATTAAACCAATTGACTATACTGGTCTCAAAACCAGGGAATAGGGTGATGAATTCACCACAGTTATGATAAAGCTCTACGTTTTGCACTCCGATGTCGTAATACTTCGTCTCCGATTTCTTGTTCAATACACGATTCACCCGAGTCTGAAAACTCTGACGATTGCGACGATAGGACCTCCCACGAGTCATCGCTGTCCGACCCTTCTTGTAGGCTCTGCTGTAGCGTCTCGAAAGACGACTGAAACGACTCATTCATAAACTTATTTGTTACGAGTTTAATTTTACTTATATACTTTACAATGTCTTAACAGACGTTATACGGCGTCTCCATTCGTTGGGATCCGAGAAGTGCTGGGCGAAGGCCTCACTTGAGTAGGTACTGGTGATATAGATGCGCTTGGGCTTCCAGGTGGTGAAACCGCCTTTGACAGGCACTTGTATAGGATATCTATCCAGCTCTTTAAGAAAGTGACTACGGTCTGTAATTGACGTAGGTTCGAGGTTGTCATAGAGCACTGCTTCTTGCAAGTCGTAATTATCTCTCCATTGTCCTGAAGGTATGTCATAGAGATCCTTTTCCAGTTCTCTGACGTATCGAGTTTTGCCAGTCCCTGGCTTTCCGTTAATGAAGATAACTTCGGGTGCGGTGTGATCATTTTGAACTAAGCGGCGGCGCTTATTAGCTACGTATGCCTCAAGTCCTCTTTTATACTGTACACATACACAAAAGTTGTCCCCGTTGACAGCTAAATCCATAATTGTTTCTCCAGGTTCTATCTTATCACATAACTCCTGCATAGCTGCTAGGTCCCTACGATGGCCACTGCCCATAGGCTCTTGTCCTAATTTTCTCATTGTTGCTTGCTTACTGCAATACACCTCATTCTGAAGTAGATTTCCTAGTACCTTTTCGACATGCTGATTACCAAATTTTTTGGACCATTGTCTGGTGCTCATTTTCTTACCATATGCATACCCTTGGCAATGCAATTTTCCAGTGGTTGGGGCTGTCTCAATTGACCATGCTATAAACTGAACGCCATCCGGCAATTCTACATAATCCTTGGCTCTCCAATCTGTGAAACACATGAGCCGAAATTGATCTGGTTTGGCCTTCTCTGTCATTTTGAAAATTACCCAGGCTTGTACCCAGGCTGGTCTGGGGGTAATACTAGAACCCCAGACCTAGACTTATATACTATTACTGCCTACTATTACTGTATGCCATGCTGCATACTTATTGCGGGGCACCCCCCATAAAGGGGGGATGCACTGCGCGGATCATCCCATCTCCCTCGCTAAGGCGAGGGGGGATGATCCTTGGCCTATAGGGG